GGTAAATGTTATGTTGTCGTATGGGTGACAGCGAAAAAAACGCGGATTGCTCCGCGTTTTTTCAAAAGATTCTAATTATTGTGCTGCTAAAGAAAGTTAGTCTTCTGCGGCAAGACGCTCAAAATAACTCATAGCGTCATCAGAATCATCTTCATCTTCAGACTCTTCCACCTTTTTTGATACAGGCGCTGCTTTCTTGGCAGAAGTAGATGGCTTTGCTGCACCGCTCGGTTTGAAGGTAGATGGAGAGTCATTATCCTCTTCATCCAAATCAACATCTTCTGCTGAAGACTTATTAGGAACTCCCGTATCAGACAATCCCATGACTACATCATAACGAGCCTTTAATTCATTAAATGACTTGTGAGTTTCAGGTGAAGTAAATTCCTTGAGAGAAACTTCTTTTTTCCATACTTCCTCCAATTTGGCGTCATCTCCACCGAAGAGTACAGAGGGAGCATCAAATTCGCTCTTGTCGTAATTGATATATCCCGCAACCTTACGAATCTTTAGTTTGAAGTCTGCCCCCTTCCAAAAGTCGAAAGGATTAATAGGCTTCTCATCCTTAAACTCAGGTTGCATTGCTTGCACAATCTTGTCATGAATCTTCTTGCCGTACTTGAACAGGAACACCTTGCCTTCGTTCTGTGGTGTGGATGGATCGCTCACCACAAGAATGTTTGAGATATAGTGCAGTCTGCGCTTGCGCTGACGAGCAATGTCCTTGTCCGCCTCATCTCCGCTGTTCCAAAGACGAGAGTTCGCTTCGCAAACAGGACACTTTTTGCCAATAGTGGTGGGACAGTTTTCTATGAACCATCCACCAGGTCCTTGGAATCCGTGACTAAAACATCGTGCCCACGGAATGTCTTCTCCTTCAACCGGCGGCAAGAATCTAATAACAGCATATCCGTTGCTTGACTTATCAAGTTCAGGACGCCAGAAGCGATCATCCTTGTAAGAATCGCTGCCTTTCTTTGCGAGTTTATTGAGTTCGTTGCTCAGTTTATCAAATCCAGTATTGGATGACTTTTTTAAATCTTTGAATCCCATGTTTCGTTTCCTTTCAGTTTAGTGTAACGATGTGTCAAGTATATAATATCTATCAGCAAAGTCAAGCCTTGACATCATGTTTGCTGATTTTTTCCTTCAACAATTTCTTGAAACGATCTGGATTGGCACACACAGATACAAATGGTTTGTATCGCCTGATCTTCTTATAGAAGGTGTCCCAAGTAAAGTCTCCCTTGAGTTTCTTGTGTGCTTTTTGTACAAAGCCTAAAATACAATCCAATAGTACGAGAGTTTCGATATGAATCTCTCCGCTCATGCACATCTGAAATGCCAGAGGATACTTGGTGTGTTCCACCGCACCAACCTCATGCACAACAGTTGGGGAGAATAGCGCGTTGAAAGCGATCCCGCTCTTCTCGATATGATTCAGCATAAATTCACAGTCTTGCCCGAAGATATAGGTGATGCTCTCCTGCGTCTTTTTCCAATTGCTATAGACATGATCGCAATGTGAATCAAACGCATCTCCAATCCACAATTGATCGTTCATCAGAAAGTTGGATATAAAGAACTCTAGTAGTTCACTTTCACTATAGCGTTTGGCTAACTTCTCAAAGAAATAGCGATCTTGCCTGCGCTCAAAGGTTTGTGCGCTTGCCCGTGTTTTGCCTCCGTATTTGAAATAGTCGTAACTATCATGGGTGAAATGACTCTTCACAGCCAGATAGACTTTATAAGCAGCGAATCCTGTAGATTTCATATGGGCAATTTTGGTGTGGGTGGTAACAGATTGATGCTTTCTCCCTCGGCTCTAATCTTCTCAATAATTGGTTTGGACAAGTACTTGACTACTTGTTCTGGAGCGATGCCCATATCATCACAAACCGAAAGAACGCTTTCAATATATCCGGTTTTATATTTAGTAATATGCTTGTTTAAAAGATTAAGAAATTGTTTCTGCATAACCAACAAGGGGGGCTTCTCCTTTTGTTTGACGCTGCTGAATGTTATGTTGGAGTTTATTTATTAATCCAATTAACATACCATTATTATGAGGTTCATAATATCCTGGAGGATCATCAAAGAAAGTGGATTCATTAATTTTGATAGCCGTAGCAGCAGCAATAAGTTTTTCGTAATCATCAGTTGTGGTTCTGATGATACCAAAATAAGATCCGCGTAATCTAGGATATTTCGCAATAGACATACGATAGAAATTTGCGGCAATTTGTTTTGCCTCTGAAATTAATTTGTCTTTTTGCAACTCATTTGGATTTTGTTCTATATTTTTAATTTGTTCTTCAAAGAAATTACCAGCAAACACCACCGCTTGTGCTGCTTCGGCCGGCCATGTGGAGTTATCATAAACTTCTTTTAATACATCTAAACAGATAATATCTTTACGATAAAACAATTGACGGCCATAGTAGTATTTACGGGTATGATGGTTAGGATTCTCAATAACATCTAACCGCATCATTTCTAAAATTTTATCGTTGTCGTGATTCTTTCCCACATCATCTGGATGATGAATATTATGGTCAATTATCACCTGAATATTTTTTTCATAAGGAATTAAATGTTCGTGAAACCTATACAACCACTTTGCTTTACCAGGACGCCAAATACAATTGCGAGGAAATTTGTGTCCGTACTTGGTTCTATGGTACAAACCAACAACACCAATAGTAGAATTGGTACATTGTAATTTAGTCCGTAATTCTTTACCATTTTCTAGCACTTCATCTGCGTCAAACATAGCAATCCATGTTGCTTTGGTTGTATTTGCTAATTCTATTGCTTTGTTTCTTGCTTCAGAAAATGAATCAGGCCAGGTCATAGTGTAAACTTTTGCGCCTAATTTTTGTGCAACTTCAATGGTATTGTCTGTGCTACCTGTATCAACAATTACAATTCTGTCAGCAAATCCATCCAAACTCTTGAATAATCTTGGAAGATTTTCTTCTTCATTCTTTGTAATAAAAACAGAAACAATATTAAAATTACGCAACGCTATCAAGTATTTTTGTACTTGTTTACCTCGTTCTAATTTTTGTTTTTTTACTTTGTTGTGTTTACGCCGTTCATTTTTTTTCACATTAAACTCCTGAATTTATTTTACAATATATTTAAGTCAAATCAACCATCTACTCCAAATCTTCTTGTGATATTTATCTGTAATCATAATAAACAGAAATCCTTTTCTGGGAATAATCGGTAATTTACATAACTTCATTCCTGCTTCTTCAAGAGTTTTGTTGCTTTTTTTGATATTGCACTTCTTACACGATACTACCACATTTGTCCATTCATGACGGCCACCACGAGATTTAGGTATCACATGATCGATGGTAACATTTTCACCATTAACACGACAACCGCAGTATTGGCACTCGCTGTTATCTCTGCGAGTGATATTTCGCTTGTTAGGTCTAGTTAATCGAAACGGAATATAAACATAGTTAACCAATACAAGAGCAGAGGGAAGGCGAAACACCCCTGATCCTGTCTTGATTTCATAGCAATGTTCGTAGTTGAAAGGAGAGCGGGCTTTGCCTTGTATGAGCATGGATACTGCGCGCCACCAATCAATAATTCCAATAACTTGCTCGGATGCATTTAGAAGAAGAACTTTTCTGTCTTCAATTAGCGTGTCCATGCATGATCTCTTGAATTACTTCTTCGGGATCAAATTCCGCATAGAACTCGTCAATGCGTTCTTTTAACTCTGGCACAAATCGTTTTGGTGATTCCACAAATGCTTGCTCTTCTCCCTCGGCGCTCACCATCATAATTACGATTTGAGGAACGCGAGTACCAGTCACCTCTTGGAACATGATGGAGTATGCAGTTGCTTGCAAGAAGTAGTCATGGCATCCTTGTGTATCTTTCATGCGTTCGGCAGTCTTGAAATCGATGATGCTAAGTTTTCCATCAAACTCTGCAACACAATCTGTTCTGCCAGCAAGTCGCATCATATTGCTATAGAGCGGTACTTCTAGTCCAACCACATTGTTCACGAAGCGATCAACTCTAGGCTTGATGTTAAAAAACATCTCTTCTAGTTGTGGTCTACCAAACAGAACCTGAATGGTATCTCGGTTTGAAAGGTAATACTCCATAGTTTTGTGGAAGTTCTTACCTCGCTCAAGAATCATGCGACTCTTGTCTGCATTATCTTCGCGCCACTTTTTCCACTTGTCACGATCTCGCCAACCTGTAACTGTGGTTACAGATGGATACCATATCATATCTCCATCGTTGCCTGGTGTTTGATAGAATCGCTTGCCATTCACAATCTGATCTTTGAGATTTGACAACTTAATCAAGTTGTGACGAAAATTGCCTTGATACTTACTGGCATTATGTTTTTTAAATTCTAATTCTTTCATCATGTAAACTATACCACCGTTTCTAGAAAAGTCAACCAAATCTGTCTTTTAAACGCTGGCGAGTTCCATCAAATTTTGGTGCCCGTTTGGCAATCTCTTTCATTCTGTCTCTGAATCCTGCATCCAAGTTACCAACTCCGAGCGGATCCATGCGAGAGTCTATTGCCATATTAGGGCCTTCTCCCCATGCGGTTTGCTTCACCTTGCCCATGTGCTTGCAAGCAGGACACGGCGCCTTGCATGGCTTGGCATGATCTATCATCTTTAGCGACTCTTCAAACTTGTGTTCGCACTCGTGACACACATACTGATAAATGGGCATGATTATCTTTCTAGTTTTGCATATGGAGATCTGATGTCCAAGTCTCCCTTATTCAGCAATGCGCTTGCTGTGTGTTGTTGTGATTTGTCTGCATCAATCACTGGCATATCTCGTCGTACTGGCGCTCCTGATGGCGGCCGCTTTGCTTTCAGCGTATTGAAACGCTTTTCTAATTCTTTCTCACCAATCTTGTTGAGCCATGCTTCTGCCTTTGCTTTATCGTAGAACCGTGGGTTACTATACTTTCCTGTCTTAATGATTTCTAGAACATCTTTGAAAGAAGCATCATAAAGACTGATATCTCCACCACCAGGCGCTCCTCTGCGGGAGTTCCCGAGCGCGTCCCCCAATGCTCTCAATACAGGCACCAAATCACCAATACCAAGATCGGCTTTCACTCCACCAACCTTTGCACTTGGGTTTGCAAGCATGGTTGCTGCCCATCTGTGATGCCCGTCAAGAATGTAATTGTCCTTAGAGATGATTGCTGCTAAATCTCCGCCAGCAATACCACCGATAGCCATTCCAATTGCTTTGCCCATGAAAATTTCACTTTGTGTGGGCATTAATTCACTTGCTGCAATGCTTACAGAGGACGTCTTAACGATATCATCTTTTGCATCCCCATCTTTATGCCCTTTTGTGAGAAACAATTTCGCCATAGTATTGGTTATTGGGTTAGGAAAGTGGTCAGGGTTTATAACTCGCGTTGGTAATTCTTCTGCAAGTTTCATTGCGTGTTCAATTAAACTGCGTTGTTTGTAGTAGTCTTTGAATGATTTCATCTACTTCGCCTTTCTTCTGAACCAAACACTCCGAAATTACTCAATTTATCTAGTGTTTCCTTTTCCTTGGCTTCACGGAATTGCTTGAAAAACTCAATTTGTTGCAAACGCTTCTTCGCCTTCTCTTCTGAACCAAACACTCCGAAACTACGCGATCCGTCTTTGGAAACCACTTCGTATTTACCATCCTTGCGCTTCACAAGCCTTTCTATCAATTGCTCTGTGAGCCTAATGGAGTGTATAGCATTGATAATTGCTTTTTTTCCTGGCGATGCTACATATGCCCATGTGACTCCACCCTGACTACTTATCTCAGGAATCACTTCTTTCTTGTTGCTCTTCAGAATAAACTCTGGTTTACCCATCACCACTCGTTTGAGTATAATGACCACATCTATCTCTTTGCCTTGATTAGCAGGATCAAACCCCATGGCATCAATCTCTGCGGTCTTCTTCATGCTCATTAGTTTCTTTACTTCAGCAGCAGAATCACTCATGTCTGCTTTGAGTTTTTTTTCCAAATCATTACGATGTTTACTACTGATTACTGGTTTAGTTAAAATAATGTTCCCGAACCGATCTGATTTTCGATTCAAAGGAATCATTGCTTTATCAAAAAATCCTGGCATTTTATCGGGTGCAAAGGTTGGTACTTCTTGTAAATTGTGGTCTTTCATATCTTCTTTTCTTTCTTTACTATATGTAGTCGCCAAAGAAAAGCCACCCGTACCGAGGCATCGTGGGGGAGGATATCCTCCCCCACACATCCATCAGTTAGAACTTGAAACTAAGTCCTGCATTCATAGCAACATCCAAATTTTGGTTTGCTATATGATGTGTCACAGGAACACCAACTCCAACCGTTAGCACACATGAGTCGCTTAACTTGTAATCGGCAGCGGGACCCAAAAGAAGAACCGTATCGTAGTTTGCAATAAACTGCGAAAAATTCAAAGCAACACTCAAGTTTTTGTCTAGTTGATAGTCGGCAGACAACACACCGCTATACACATTAGATGATACAAATCCTCCAAGCGGAGCAATAAAGGTATTGGTATACCCTTCAACAAACTCATAGTTTGCTGTATAAGATATAGTTAATGCATCCCATTTTGCTCCCAATGTACTACCGATAGTGTAAGTCATACGACTAGAAGAGTACTCACCGTCAATTGGTATTCCTATCCCGGTCTTCACATCGATCCAAGTCTTATCAGACTTCAATAAATCCCAATTACCATCGTACAGATCATAGGCAATAAAAAGATCTAGATCTGCCAATCCAGTACCCGTACCCGTATTAGTTAGATTGGAGTTAATGATGGGAAGAGCAATACCAAAGTTCCACTTGTCAAAAAGTCTGTGTGTGAACACATTGTCCGCTTCAACAATTGTTCCTGAAGAGAACTTAAACACATTCACATCAGTCGATAAATCCATCTTAAATTCATTGTTGGAACATGAGTTGGAACATGATGCAACCGAAGGTTTTGTTGTTGAAACAACAGTTGCCGGAGTCTGAGCGGATACCGAAGCCGAAACTACTAACGCGATAACACTTGTTAAAATCTTCATATGTTTGTCCTTTCTGTGACTGTAAATGAATTAAATAATACGCTCATTAGTAACATGAGCGGTTATATTGATGATGTCAGATCGACCAGTTCGCACTTGTCTCCTGAACACGCCAATGTTTGTGTGCCTGCGGTGTTATCTTCCTTCTCGTACTTGGCAAGACCTGTCCAATCCACATTGGTAGGAATCTTGGCTGCAAGTGTCTCATGATCAGCAACACTACACTCTTGATACGGTGCTTGCTTGTATGTGTGATCGCTGTGTGGCAGGAAAGAGATTCCAGAAATCTTATCAAAGTGACGGTACACCCACGCTCCCACTTCCAACCACTCATGCTCTCTCACACTAATGGTAACGCTGGGTTTGTGTTCGCACCAGTTCTCTTGATATATTAACCACATCTCTAGTTGCTCAATAGCAGTTAAATCATTACGATACACGCTCTTTGGAGATTTAATTGGAAAATAAAATACTGTGGTATGATCTGGCTTCATGTTGTCGGGTTCCCATGGGAATCCGAGGTCTTTCATAAACTTGCATAGTGGATCTTTGTTGTCTGCACGAACAGTACGAACATAGTACTCACTGTGGCGAGCATGAATACCTGATGCAGAATTTGTGAGTTGCGAGACAGTTCCGCTTGGCTTTACACAAGTAATAGATGCAGAGGGATTCACGCCGATCTTCTTCGCGTAGTCTGCGTTGGTCTTTATTGCCAACAAACGGAGATCGTTTAGTATACGCTTTAATTCTTCATTTCCTGCATCGCCTCGTGTTAAAGGACAATCCATGATACCAGTCATAGACACACCAAGCAATGCTTCTTCTTCACAGTTTTTACGCCACTCACTCGACAGATAGCGGAAGTCCACAAGAGTAGACTGCCATGTGCCGAGAATGGTTGCTAGGCTAACTTTGCGAGCAAGCGTATTAATGGTATCATTCTCGCGTATGATGACTTCGCTGAGATTACAGAATTCTCGGTCGCGCAGAATAATCTCGCTGCACGGATTTGTTCCAAACTCATAATTAGGATCACGACGATCTCCCAATTTTGTAACAGTCTTACGAGTTGCTTCACGGTTAAATATTCCGCGCTCACCGCTTTTGCTCTTGTACAGAGACACCCATTCATCCATGAATGTTCCAATCTCTGGCTTCTCTTTATAGGCAACTGAATTGTTTGCAAGTGCGCGTTGTGGATTACTAATCCACCATTGCCCAACCTTGGCTTCGCGCATACGCTCGTCTGTAAGATTAGACAACGAAATAAGCGCAGAACGACGAACACCACCAACCACAACAATCTCCGCAATCTTACAAATTAAATCATGTGCTTCAATACTTGTAAGTTTGCGGCCTACTGCGGCCTTGAATGTATCCACAGTGAAATGGAACAAATCATCAAGTGGACGAGGACCCGAAGCACGACCACCGAATGTTTTTAGTCTAGCGCCTCCTGGACGAATTTTAGTCAAATCCCACTTTGGAATCTGTCCACCTATCAATAGTGATATCAGTTCCTTGTATGCCTTTGCCCAACCAATCTTGCTGTCTTCAACAATAATAGTAGTATTACTATTAGTAAACTCTTCTGCAATGGTAGGTAATTTTTCAACATACTGCCGCTCAACAGAGAATCCAACACCCGTACCACACATCAAAATATACATGATTTCGTCAAACGCTCTCACACGATTAACAGCAATATATGAACAATTGTAGCCAGCAACATGATCTCTGCGAAGGGCCTCTCCTGCTGTCATTAAACACCGCATAGAAGGCATGATATCAAGATTTAAAACTGCATCTTTTAATTCTTTACGAAGTTCTACTGGAATTTTGTAATTATAGTTCTCACGCAGATGCTCGTCAAAGAAAGTGAAATAGCGATCAACCGTTTCCTCCCACGTTTCGCGTCTTCCTTTTTCATCTATCCATCGAGAATATCGTGAAAGATGAATGAAATTCTGATATTGGGTAGGCAAAGACTTATTCATTAAATCATCTCCAATGTTTTTATTTTTGTAATGGTCATATAGTTATGCTGTACTATTATTCGGTGTAGAATTATTTTTGCCTGTCAAGGCTTTCCATGACATGGGAAAAAGAGGCTCTATGATAGATCCAACTGCTTCGGCATATTGCCTGATTTCCCATTGTGCATGAGGATGAATTCTCTGTTTATAAAAACGACCATATGCAGCAAGAGAACCAGTCCAATACCATTCAGTATAAGTTCCTTGAGGCAAAACAAATCGTGCTTGTTCAGGAGCCACACCTTCTTCTAATAAAGTCTTATACACATCTAATGCTTCATCTATCAAATGTTGATAGATATCGGTTATTGTTGTAACAAATTTCAAAAAATCTTTACTGCCTTGTTTTGCTTCACCAATAGGTGCTCCTCTCCATTTTGGCAAATAAATTTCAGGTATTTCTTTCACATATCTTCTAGAGATTTCGTTCTCTACAAATCCCTGCTTATGCTTAAAAAATTGAGTTCTAATTGATATTGGCGCTTTGATCCGCATAGTAATTTGCGGATGTGCAAATGGCGTCCAATGATTATGTTCTGCTAGATATGATATTAATTTTTTGTCCTGATCAATCAAATCAGTAATTCCATCGTCGCTGATATTTTTCCACTTGCTCTCTTTACTGAACGATACTCTTGCAGAATTTACAACTGTGAGGTCTGACCCCATATAATCTACAAGATGTACAAATCCATTATCTAATACAGATACAGAATTAATCGGCGCCGTCTGTCTCAAAGTTTTTCCATTCATCATCGTTTCCTTTATCATAGTCATCTTCATCATTTTCATCTTGTTCAAAATACTCAATATTGGCGACTACATCTCCACCAGTAATTGTCTTTACATATTCAAATGTTATACCATCAACTAGTGTAAAAGTCACGGCGTAATCTACCGCTTTCTTCCACAATTCAGGATTCATTTCTTTGATGTATTTTGAGAAATTACCATTAAACTCAATCATTGCCAAGGCGAGAGCGCCTTGTGTTTCAGGAGGCAGTTCAGATTCATCTTTATATGTGTCATCATTGTCATTGGTCATATCTTTCTCCATCTGTTAAGGTTTAGTCTCGCCGAAAGACCTTTATATGTATGGTTATCTATCGTCTGACGAATATTTTCCGCAGAGCGAGTTCCCAACATTTCATTGATATCTTTTTCGGCTATTCCATCAGGCCAGATGCATACCTGCCTACCTGCCTCAATCAATTCTTCATTATATTCAACAATCTGTTTGTTCCGTGGTTCATTGTCAAGCACAAACACCAAATCACTATGGGCAAGAAACTCTGGCAAATCATCACTCGCATTCGCTCCAACCATTGCAATGGTATTAGGAAGTATCATGCTATCTAATGGGCCTTCAACCACATATACGCGCTGAGTTGCATCCACCTTCCACAACCCGTACCAAAGTTTCTCTTGTCCCTTTGGTTTCAAGGTAATGTATCGCAAAGATTCTCGTGGATTTGTGGTTCTACCTTGAACTCCAATGAAGTTGCCGGTGCGATCAAAGAAAGGAATTACAATACGAGAATCTTCTCTGCGAGTGTTTGGAAAGTAATCGGGATCAATCTTCTTACCGACTTTTGTAAAGTCATGTGCATACATGAGTTCTGCAAGGCATGACTTCGGAAGACCCCTACCTAGAATATACTGAACTGCTTCATGTTGATCGCTCAACTCTACGAGGCGAGGTAATCCTTCTAATGGATTTACTTTACGCTTTTTTGGTGTTTGAATCTTAGGTACGATGGGTATGGGTTGCTCTGCTGAATTCCCATTTCGATCTTTGAAAGATTCCAATGCGTACTCTCGCGCCAACGATGGAGCAACTTGCTTGAGTATCGCGTGTATTCCACAAGACACACCACAGTTGTGACACTTGTATATCCATCGTTCCTTGAACGGGAAGAAGTATCCACGGGCCTTTGATTTGTTCTTGTCGGAGTCTCCACAAAACGGACACCGACAGTTCGCCAGCGTTTCTTTCTTCCACGCAAAGCGTTCAAGTGAACTAGAAATGTATCCAATATACTTCTTGTCTACAAAACTCATGTGAAATACTCAAAAGAACTGTGACTGTGTTTGTGTGTTGACTTGACAGCGGCCGCAGCGTCCGCGATGGATTCAAATCTTCCACTTTTCAAACTTTTTCCCTTCAAATTTGCTGTTATACGACTTACCATCATATCCAGACCCATATCCTTGCGCTTCGTTATCATCGGCAACTTGTCCAGTATCTACCAAAGAATCTTGGGCCCCCTGCTCTACATCATAAAACTTCATCTTACCACGATCCACACCCATTATAAACTTTTTGTTAGTGTTCTCGTCTCCATATCGATTCTTGAGTTGTTTCACAAGTACTTGATTCAGAGAATCTAATTGTTCAGTACGAATCACAGCAAACATAAAGTCAGCAGTTGCTGGCAAACCAAATGATTCTGATGTGTTTTCTAGCCCAACATCGCTATTGTTGAATCCACCACGATTAGTCTGTGTTGCAGAGAAGATGGGAACATCATATTCAACCGCAAGGCCGCGCAATTCTTCTGCAATCGCTTTGATGTAAACATAGGTGTTCACATTAGAGTTCATTTTCACGCGAGAACTAGCACAGATGTTCAAGTAGTCTACAAAGATAATATCTGGCACAAATTTCTTTTTGATCTTGAGTTCATGCAACAGATGTCGGAAATGAGCAACAGTTACGGACGCGGTGGGATACTCCTTGATAATCAGGTTCCCACGCACCGATCCAACCGCTCTGGCTAAACGCTTATCGTAGGTTTCTTTAGGCAAATCCTTCAGTTCGTCAAGCGCAGTATCCATAAGATTTGCGTCAATGCGCTCTGCAATACGCTCTTCTGCCATCTCACAAGTGATATACAAAACATTCTTGTTTGCTGCAAGACAGGACGCTGCATGGTGACACATGAACATGGACTTACCAACCCCTGTTCCAGCCATCACAATGTTCAGAGTTTTGCGCGGAACACCACCCTGTGTGATCTTGTTGAAAAACTCCAAGTCGAACGGTATCTTTTCTTCAACTCGATGATAGAACTCATACCGTTTATCTGCATCTGTCATATAATCATGCCCAACAGCAGTATCGAAAGAAACCGCAAGAGCATCAGAAAGCAACTTAGGTATGGCGTTCTTGGTGTAGTTTTTGTCTTTACCGTCTAGAATTTGAATGGAAGCAAGAACAGCATTATAAACAGCCTTATCTTTGCAGAATTTCTCTGCGGTGTCTATCAACCATTTCAAATCGGTATTTTGATCCAATCCAAACACTTCATTGATAAGAGCAACACATTGCTTGTGTTCGTCACCATTGAGTCTAGAATCATCCAAACAAATCACTAACGCCTCTTTGGTCGGTTGAGCATTGTAGGTATCAACAAAGTTCTTGATACATCGATATATCACTTGTTCTGGTTTGGTACTGAAATATTCATCTCTCATGAAAGGAATTACAGCGCGAACAAATTCTTCTTTTGTAGCCAATGCGCCTAGTATGATTTTCTCAGTTTGCAAACATAATCCTCAATAATAATTATATCATTTATGAATGTTTATTTTAATCTTTTTTATGAAACGGGCATCCTTTTATTGATCTTTGATGATTATCGTATATTTTATTTTGATCTATATCTTGTAAACCTCTACTATAGAAAGAATGGTTTTTATTTTTTTCTGCTGATAATTTTAAATTACTACGAATTTGACCCCATTTCTTTCTTGTTTTAGCAAATTCTGAATTAGGATCTTCTTTTTCATCCACAGCATCAAAAGATTCAAGATAGTATCTTGGAATTGGAAAAATTGTAGCCAAGGCCTCTCCTTTTAAAAACTGAACGGGTTCATTTTCTTTTGTTAATTTCCAATTTAATGTGAATGTGTAAGGAAGCCAATCTGTTTCAACTATTGCTTCAAGAGCCTGCGCTCCATGTTTAAACTTATTTGTTGGCCCTTTAATGAATAAATTATGTCCTTCAGAAGTTTTGAATAAAAATCCAAGATAAGAAAATGTTATGATACCATTTCCAAAATGAGAAGATATATTTTTTCCTTCAACAAACAGTCTATCATTATCGTTTTCTATTTGAAAATCAAATTTTATTGCATCTATGTGACCCAGGTTTCCATTCCAAGTAGCAGTAAATGAAATTGGATTTAATATTTCCCACCCAAATCCGTTTGCAACATTTAAAGGAATACACCTGTAAGCGTGTCCATTATTAACATCCATCCAATCTCTTTTAGTACTTGGCAATGATACAATATAAGGACATGATTTTTCTTCTATTATACACCTAATTATGCTTTTATCTTTATTCATAATAACCTCCAATTTATGCTTACAAGTATTGTATTTCATTCTGTGACATAATTGGAATAGAACTTACACTCTCGTTCAAATTATATTCCATGATATCAACAAGTATATCACCAATGTATTGTAAAAATCGTTGAGAATCAGCGGTCTTGAGTGCGCCTGGATTTTCTACAATATAGTATTCAAAACTCAAACGAACATGATTATCTTCTTCCAAAAGTCTTGTGCGGCCATAATGGTAAATAACGCCCGCCCATTCACCGTTTTCTAAACGAATCGGTGTAAAGGGGGTCATCCTGTCGATCAAAATGGTGTATTGTTTTCCGTTTACTTCGCGGATAATTTCAGATTGACCTATCTTTAGATGCGGGTTACTTACCGTTTCCGTCTTCCGCTGATTCGGAAAGAAGCCGAGGGGCGGAGGATTCTTCGTTATCAGCATTCCTTTCAACCGAAGAACCGTATTTGAAATGTAATCCAACCATTTTTTCCAATTCATTCATTACCTCTTTAGTAAAATACTTTTCAGGATTCTCATTGATATTCTTCTCAAAGGCTTTACTTCCATCGGGCAACTCAATGCGCGTGGAAACTTTCTTGAAGATTCCAAACTCCAACGCCAAATCAAGCAAACCGTAATACAGATTCAGTCCGCTATTATAAGACACAAGGACATCTACCATAGAGTTCTCTTTAGTTAGACGAGACTTGTATAATTTGCAATGGATGATATTACCAATCACCGTATTGTCAGCATCCTTCACCTTTTTCTTGCTGAGATACACAATGGTGGATGCCGCGTACTTTAGTCCACTACCACCACCCATTTCTTTCGTAGGAACATAAGCACCAACAACATCGTAGGTATGATTGGTCATTATGAGAGGAATGCCGGCAGCGCCCAATTTTAGAGTCAAAGTTCGGAAAGTTGCCTTAACAACTTGTGCGCGGGTCATATCACGCACATCCTTACCGGATGCAGTATCTTCCACTTCTTTCTTGGTGGAAAGCATTCCAAGCGAGTCAAGTACCATCATCATGGGTCGCTGATTTGCTTTAGGCAAAGCGCGATAATTGTCAACAATCTGAATGGCTTGATGCCTAAACTCTTCTACTGTACCAACGGGAAACACAGCAACTCGCTTTGGATCAACTCCCCGTATAGTAAACATATCGGTAGTTACTGCCTGCTCTGAATCAAAGTATAGGACTACTCCATCAAGGTTGTCTTTTAAAAACTTGGAAACAATTCCTAGTGTAAAGAAAGTCTTGCCGGTTGCTGATTCACCTGCAAGTGCAATGATCTTGTTATCAGGAATACCACCATATAGACTTCCGCTCAACAAAGCATTAAATGCATACGACCCCGTATCGAGAAATCCACTGATCTCTCCACTTAGTCCTTCCTCAATGACTCCGGCCAATTCATTACCAGAAAGTTTAACCATGTTTCTTAGAAAATCATTACCACCACTTTGCTTTGCACTACTCATATTATTTCTCCTGTTCTTTTGAGTTCTTGGATACTAAGTTTAAGTCGTATACCATCTTCGACTGCCTGGGTGAAGCGATCAATGTTGGGTGTATTAGACTTGGAATTCAAAAGTTGTTTTACCAATACTTGATTCGCTATTGCTGCACTCTCTAGAGTATTTAGAATGAAGTCATATGCATTTTGAGTTAAATTAATGCAGCGAGTAGGACGCTGGTTCCAATCTTTTGCCCATTCAAAATTTGAGTCGAGATTTGGATTCATTACATCAAGTTCTCCAACGAAGCAGGCTTTGACTTCGTGACTTCTGTGAGTCTTCGGTCTGCAATCTTACAGTACTCTGCATTAAGATCAATACCAATAAACTTGCATCCTTCCAACAAAGCACCTTTGCCAGTAGAACCGCTACCCATGAATGGGTCTAAAACTGTTCCACCCTTGGCACAAACAAGGCGTACAAGATACTGCATGAGAACAGTTGGTTTTACAGTTGGGTGATCGTTTCCTTCTCCACGATCTGCCTTTGAAATTTTGGCACAATAGAAGAAACGCGCAAGCGATCCGCCTGGATCATCCAACGCTTCCAAGGTTTCGTATCCTGTGTCTTCTCCATTGTTATTGAACATTCGTGCGCCAGCAGTACGATTACGAACCATCTTGCCTGGCTTGTCCACGGGAAACTCCGCAACCACTTCGGGACTTCCATCATGCACCAAATTTGCTGGCCATCTACCACCTGGCTTGTAGGTTGGAATCTCCTTCCCCACCAGAGCGGCAGCACCAAATGCACCCTTAACTGCACCTTCGCTGTTTTGCTGACGCTGTATCTTTGTGGGATCGTATTCATCTCCCATTGGAACTCGGCATCCATCAATGTTGATGCCTCCAGTTCCATACTTCTGTACATTCTCGGCTACAGTTCCTTCTAGTGGCTTTCGTGCCATGCAGATGGGTTCGCATGATGGTTTCAGCGCAGTTCCCCATCCCTCCCATTGTTTGGCTGCATCTGTTGCTGCCTTGGTTACTGGAATGTCCGCGCCCTTCTGCACGATCCCAACACCACCACGCGCAAATCCACCGTAGCCTTGGTTGTCTTCCACCGTAACTCCACGGGAGAATCCAACAACCTCACGATTGACGCCGGCCGCTTTGTCGATTGCCTTGCTTACATCAAGAGATTTGGGGAATGTCTTGCTGCTAACCCATGTCACAATGTCGCGCACCTCCCATCCTGCGTCCTCAATGGCCGCAGCAAGTCGATGGTATGTGCGTGTTCCGCTAAAGGCAAGCAGATAAGCACCTGGCTTGGCTACCCGTAGTGCTTCTATCCAAAAGTCTTTGCCTGGAACTCCACGATCCCACTCGTTGCCCATGAACTCTAATCCATACGGAGGATCGGAGACAATAGCATCCACGCTGTTCGCGGGCAGTTTACGCATCTCATCCAAACAGTTACCGTTAATGATTTTGAATTCGCTCATCCGAATAAACCCTCCAATGTTGCTCTGTGTTCATGACTCCATCCTACGGTTTCCAAAATAGTCTTCAGCGGCTCCAAGAATGCTTTATCAAAATGAGTATCATAGTCGATAAATCTCTCAAGGTCAAGTTCTTTTGGAAGATAATCAGGAAACGCAATCACATTTTCACCGATTGGATTTGGCACTCGTAGATGAATGTATTTGATCTTGTCGTGGTTGGAAATCTGTCTGTATTTGCGGGTAAGTTTACGATTCTTTAGCACATGATTCCACACCAATGATGCTCGTACCTGCAACGGGGTACACTTTTTGTATACTGATGCCGAATCAGCGTATTTGTCCATGCCTCTTACACTGCGAGGAAAGGCAATTGATTGTGAAGGCATCGCATTGAACTCTGTACGAAACGATTCAATATGCTGAATCACAGTTTCCTGATCCGTAGTCAGGATCAAATTGATGGCTTTGGTCAAGGCGTCGCGCACTACCTGTGGAGTGGAAGAGCGAGTGGTTTCAATACCCATGATCTTTAGCACAGGATTAGTGTATCGCACACCCTCCGAATCATGGACATTCAAGATGTATCGTTTCTTGGCAGTCCAAATGCCTGCATCAGCGATCACCTCGCGCTTCATCACCATTTTGTTAGCGTAAGCATTCATATACTTTGCTAATTCATCGTACTGCGCTTCGATGTAAGGCTCGATCTTGTCTTCCACACACTTGTGTAGAAAGTTCACGATCTTGTTGGTGTCTGCTCCATTCGGAAACACTCGTTTCACAAGAGCGCCCATGCGAAGATACACCGAATCTGTGTCTGAAGCAATCACATAGTCTACCCCCGTGGTCTTCAGCAATTCATTCATGTACTTGTTCAGCGCGTTCTCAATCCATCTGATGCTCAGTTGCCCTGAAAGCGTGATTGCTTCTGCTTGTCTGATATCAAAAAATCTGAAGTATTCGTTACCCAAAGCACCGTAAGCGGAGTTCAGCGCGATCTTCAAAGCCATCTGCTTGGTAGAATGATAGGCAATTTGATTGTCGCACTCGCGTGTCTGTTCGGGATCAGTCATTGTTTCTCTGTGCTTTTTGGCGAGAATCATGGCAGTCTTTGCTGCCTTGCGATCCTCATACATTCGCTCCATGAGCGCAGGCAAGAATCCTTGTCGATCCTTGCGAAAGCATTGACCATTTGCAGCCATTGCAAATCCAAGCCCAGGCAGATGAGATATGTCCACTTCGCGGCGCAGCAAATCATTCACCGTATTTCCCTTACCCATACCAATGCGATCCACGATGGTATCAGGTGAGATATTGTATTGCATGATGAGATGCGGATACAGAGAGTTCAAGTCGAGCGATACCACCCAATCATGGCGACCAAGCAGCGGTTCCTTCACATAGGCTCCGGCATACTGGAAGTCTTTGCGCGAGTCCTTTTTCATGGGAATCACCGTATTGTGATCCATGAGATACGAGTGAATCAGACAGTCCCATGTACGAACCTGCGAGAACACATCTTCGTAGTTACACTTGGCAAGATACGCAATCGACATTTGCAGTTCGATGAGTTTTAGTTTGTCATCTAGGCGCCGAACAAGTGCAACATCCTTGATGTTATACTCCACAAATCGCTTGAAGTTCTGCTTGTAAAAGTCAGCCATATTGCCGTACTCTTCGTAAAATAACTTGCGCTCGCCAAGTTCTACAAATGCAATATGATCGAGTTTATAACTTTCTTGATTGGTAAAGGTGTACTGCTTGTACAACTCAAAGTAGTCTAACGAAGAGACACCTACCAGTTCATAGCAGATAGTCTCGCGCTGCTTGATAACCACACGCTTCTCTTTGATCTTGCGCCAAGGTGACAACCGAACCACCGCTCGATCACCCAACACACGCACAATACGATTGTGTAAGTAAGGCAAATCAAAGAAACGGGTGTTCCATCCAGTGATTATATCAGGTGTATTCTGCTCCCAATGCTCCAAGAATGCCTCAAGCAAGTCTTCTTCACGATTGAATGTATGCAATTCCACGGGAGCATCTGCATTCAAATCTCCCACAATATCACCCAACGCCCAACAATGGTAGCGATCTTTGCGCCAAAGCGTAATCACATTGATCTGTTCGTTGGGATCTTCAGGAATCGGAAACCCCGAATCGCAAGTTGTTTCAATGTCGATTATCGCCACATCAATATGTTCAACAGACCATGCAATATCACGCTTCCAATGCTGACGAGTGTAATCGTAGGCAAACTGATACTGATACTGTGTGTTGCCGTAAATCTCAAATCCCTGCACACCTTGGTATTGATCCAAGAACTCTTTGCAGTCGCGCATGGTTCCAGGCATCACGGGTTCCACGCGCTTGCCATCCACGGTGCGATGCTTGGTGTTTGGCTTGTTAGAAGGAACCCACAGCGTTGGTTGGTATTCCGATGTCTCATTAAAGCGCAATCCTGTTGCGGAGTCTACACCGCGCAACAAGATGCGATTACCAAGAAGCGAAATGTTAGTGTAGTACTTGCTCATACCAATAAGCATAGCACATATTCAGCACTATGCAAGTTACTTCATCTCTTTCTTCACCTTGTTCCAATACTTATTCGTTGCCGCCTTTTTGTGCCCGCGAGGCCCGCCGTTATGTCAAGCAGAAACCGTAAAATTAGAGTCTCTCACCCATATAGAGACTCTTCCTTTTATCACATTTACAAACCCATCATCTATCAGCATCGGATATACCAGTTGTCCTTTTGATTTTTCGACAAAATCATCATCATCTATGGCAATAATACAATCTGATGCCAAATGTGGTTTGGCGAGTTCATATGCATCTAAATGCCGTTCTTGGTATTGATGACTGCCCACATCCCATCCATCCAAATACAAAACATCAATGGCAGATCCTTGATAGGTTTTCAGAAACAGCAATCCATCCATGATCTGTTGAGTTACATTGGGATAAGACTTTCCAGTGTGTCCCTTTGTCCACTCCCACATTTGCAAACAATTAGGATCAATATCCACGCTGATTACATTTGCTCCAGTTTCTGCCCAATACCAAAGCGCCTGACCATCTTCTTTTACTGGGTGTCTTTCTTCCTGATCGGGATGATATGCAAATCTGATTGATCCAATTTCAACGACTGTTGCTAGATCGTGTTTCTTTATCAGATTGCAGATACTTTGCAAGTATCGGTGGGGATATGTTCTTTCCTGCGATGATTTAAAATCATATACAACAGTGTAGCGATGCGATAGAAACTCATGTTGTGCTGATTTAAGTAAACTCATTGGATAATTCCTTTCATATCATGATGCAATCGTGGAACTTTTTCTAATATGTAGCCAGTCTCTGCTGCATTCTCTATGGCAAGAGAGAACTTATAATTTCGCAACCCCTCTATCTTGCGAGGTAAGGGAACGGATCTCCATTATGAATACGGGCAAGCGTTTCGTATGAGGTATTGGCGGGAGCATAGCGATCTATATAGGCAATGACGATACGACGAGCGTATGAGAGTCATATTGCATTGTCCTTTCCGCTCAAGTAATTGGTTATGTATCCCATAGTTTTCAGAGTATCCAGTACTTGCTTTAGTGGATTCATTTCAGAGAAATACTTTCTACGGACATCTAAAAGTTGTGGCAATTTCTGCGCGTAGATTTCACTTGCGTTTTGCTTTATATACAGAAGTTGCTTTCTTACTGCATCATGGTTATCAATATCATGAATTGCTATGTAACCGTACTCTTCTCCATATAAGTCAGCAATGTTACTGCATCCAAAGTATATTGGTACAGTTTCCTGTAAAATGCAATCGTGAAACTTCTCACTCACATAGTATTTTTCGTTTGAATTCTCTATTGCTAGAGAGAACTTGTAACGCTGTAAATTATCCCACTTAGATTGATACGAATTCTCTGTCCTTTCTGTTTTCCATCCTCCATAAAAGTCAACACTATCTTGAAGATTTGGCAATAATGCGGTTATTAGATTGCATCTTCGTGCATACAGACAACTCGAAGGATATTTTCCATCGGCGGCCATATGTCCAGGCATCTCAGGATTTCTAGTAGAGACAAACGAACAAATATCATTTGTCTTGTACTTTTGAAAGTCTGTAGATCGTATGGTTTCATATCTCCACGGTCCATCTCCAGTGCAAGCAGTTAGACCACCATAGTACATCTTACAAAACTGAGGAATGGCCTTTACTAGAGGCAAGTTTTCAATATTGTAAAGGCTAGGATCTAATGTCCAATACACAAGCGGCCATGTAATGTCTTTGCCTATATGTCTAGTATGAACCCCATCCCATGTTGGTTCGTTGACAAACAACAAAGAAGGTCGTTTATCATTAGGGGGTCTGCCTCTCATCCATCCATATTCTACTATAACATCCCAATCCGTGTTTTCTTCACCTGAATCTACCCATTCGATTTCACTTAGATCCAACTCTTCAGTAAAAAATTGCTGAACGCTTCTGGATGGCCAGTACCCCCCCCACATATCTTTAATTCTACACTTATTCACTGCGGATCCATTCGATTTAAATCTATTAGTGTTGATTGATGTAAAGGTTTGTTTTCTTCAGTCATTCCCATACCAATGAAGGTATTTCTATCAAGCCTAGGAATATAAACATTCGTATTGGAAGACGGAAGACATCTATCGTACAGATACCAACTATTAGAAGTTTCTGCAAAGAAGTTTGATAAGAATGATTCATCTTGACCATATTGTTCTGATATAGATCCAAACTCATGTAGATACTTATACATTCTATTCAAAAACAAACTCTTGTCTCCGCGTAATCCCAAAATACTACCATTTGGTATTTTTTGCGATGGGTGATCTCTAACTGAAAAGTACTGCTTGTCGGATTGCAACCAAAGTTTCATATACTGAACTTCTCTTTCGTTTAGTCTGCAATCTGCATCAAATGACCTTATTGGTTTATCTCCACATATAGAAGAGACAGCAAATCTCCAAAACATTCCAGACTTTACTATACATAGAGGAAAATTATCTTGATAACTCTCTACATTAACTATCGCTGCATTTTTATATAGTTTACAGGCATCACTAACATCATTTAGGTTATATGGATAGCAAAATGTTTTGGATACGCAAATCAAAACATTCCAATCGGGAATAAGTTCTCTAATCAACTCAATTTGCCGTATAGCACCAATACCGTATATTGGCGTATATCCCCAAAGAGATATAGTCGCTAATCCCTCACAGTTGTCGATCACTTCACGAATGCAGTCTTTATCTTGCATCATACCATCCAGCCTGTATCCACTCTTGCGTGACCTCATCTGCATAGGGTACACCTAGCATACATTCGGATGAATGTTTTCTGATTCTGCATCCACTCGGCTCCCACTGATGACATAGTTTTCCAACTATAGGAAAACTTTCAACTCTAGGAGAAAAATCAGTCTCTCCCGGCCACGCACATACATATTTTTTGATACCATTTTTTCCTAGCATACAACCAATAGTAGTATCATCACACCAATTCAATCTAGCACAAGAATAGTATACTGAATCAAAGAATTTTCTGAGATAGGATACCGATTTATACCCTTCAACAACGCGAACCTGATAATCTTTTTCAACCGAAGTACAGAATCTAACACCATCAAATGATCCAAGCCCTGCAAATCCAATAGCAGAATTTGGATATTTAGTTGCTCTCAATTCCATATGCAACTTAATGAGATCGTGATGATACACAAGATCATCGTCAACCGTAATAATGATTGCATCGGGATCGCTTTCTCTCTTAAGAGTAGGAACTAATTTAGTATGCGATCCCCAATCTCTATCGGCTTGATGAATTTGCAACTTTGGATACTTTGATGTCCATGATGGAATTTCGTAGTCTACACCTTCTAGATCAGAATGCTTTGGTATGTTTAGATGAAATTCAAAATCTTGATAACTCTGATTAATAATACATTCTACCATAGGTTCAATAAACCTAAATCTGCTCGGTAAAGTTGTAAATGAAACAATAACTCTATTCATAAATTTTCCTTTCTTTGCTGACCATCATAATGAAATGCTCGATTATGATTAATGGGACTTGCCAATAGACATCCTGCTTTAATCTTACCATCGACGATCATTTGATGCACATGACTCATCCATGTTTGCTCATAGGGATGCGCCCACTTGGTTTCCAAAAAAACTTTTCGGTTTCCCTGCTTGCTGAACATCACCGGCCAATTGCAGTAATGAAACTCTCCTACTGCATATGAGAGTCCTTCCACGGAGCCTGTATAGTATATCTTTGTTCGATTGCATACTCCCTTAATCTGAGGTCCCGGGAAGTACTGCTCTTTCTTGTCAGACGGGAGATTATGCCATGACCAGTTCAGATGATTATCTCCAAAGAATTCGCTGAATGATAACTTCAGATAATCAAGAGACTCTTTTTCCATGATGCTCATGCAGTTATGAAATAATTTTGGATCATAACGAAGCAATCCGTTTTTACATGGCTCATCTTCTTTGCCGCATAGCATCATGTCATCTTCAAAGAACACCATGTATTCGTGTTCCGAATCCTCAAACATCTCAGCACATAGTTGCCTGGCGCCACATATTCCTAGATTCTCTGGCTTTCGGATCTGTTGAATGGAATGTTTTTTACATAGCGCAGAGAACTCATCATCGGTCGATAAATCTGTAGAGTTGTTGATCACATACTTGGAAGAATACTTGAACACAGAATCGTGATTGCGAGTGGAGTCTATCCAAAGTTTATACTGTGCGGGAAGATTAAAGCACACCGAGTATATGCCAAGTTTGCTAGTGTTTGTGCTTTCTCTTGGCTTGCTCAGTATCTTCTCTATCCACGGAGCAATCAATCCATTTGCTCCTATCATCTGATAGTTACACAGATCAGGGTGATTATATGTGAGCAAGGTGAAAATGCTCTCTTCAGTACCCATTAATCCCCCGCCCAAACTATCTGCAAGATATGCGTAGTAATGGGCGTTGAGTTTGTTTAAGGTTTCTTTGGTTCCTCCAAATAAACCACCCCTGGCAACTCGGGTTACTGTAACTCCCCGTGCAAACTCATTCATCTTAGACGAAACAAATCCGTGAATTTCGCCTTCAGAATCATATGGAAAACACAAGAATAGCGCAGAATCTTCCATGTATTTGACTACTTCATTTTCAAACTTCTCACCAAGCAGCCCATCCCATACTGTATTGGTTATGCCTCCGTCTAACCACAAAAAATACTTGGTGTTATGCGTGTTTGTTAACGATGCATCATTGAGCCAAAAGAACTTTGACATAACAAGCGGATTGTATAACTCTAACCGTGCTTGTGTGCTTTCTTCTAGCCAAGATTTTTGCTTGAACCAAGCAGGATTAGTTCTAATAGTCTGAATCTGATCGTAGAATGGCATTTTTTTCAGATCGTCAGCACCAACAAATTTAATGGTTGTATTCAATCTATCCCTATGTTGCCAAACAAAGTCTTCCAGATCAGGACTAATAAAAAGCATCATTGGACATTTCACAGCAGTCAGAAGTTTAGCAAAACATTCTTTGTAGTGATCAAAAGGGCGAGAAAATGAAGTGCCTATCTCTGCCCTTCCAATATTAATAAGACCGCTCACTATAGTCAATGATGACATAATTTATTCCTTTCATTCATCTACAGTATTTGGGTGTTTTTTACGAAATACATTAGAAAATTCTTTCATCCAATGAAGCATATATCTGTCGCTACTGCCTGGATTTTCATCAGTTATTCAATGTATTCTAAACATATTAGTTTAATATCCGATATTAATTGTTTTCTCTATTCGGTGTAACCAACCTTTGCTCTTGCTATGAGGCCAAAGCACAAACTTGCTTGGAGCAGAATCCATCTTTGCAGTAAACACAACTGCAAGTTTACTGTGTCCTTCTCTTAATTCATCATTTGATTGGATTGATTTATCCCACATGATGCGCCTAGTGTCAGGTTTAAAGTCTTCTCTCCATAGAGTATCACCTGCATCATTGTGAATGGCGCACACTACAAAATCTAGATCAGTTGCTTGATGAAAGTGTTCAGGATTCCATGTCAACAAAGTAGCAAATTTACCGTCTCCATTCGGGAGTATCTCTGCTCTTCTCTTGAAGTCTAACTTAGCGTATGCTTCATAGTCTGCCAAGGTTCTAACAGTTCCGATTCCATACTTCCCGAATACTATGTTTGGATCTGACTCCATATCAAACAACACTCTATTTCGATGATGGGATATATTGTTACGATCATACCAGTTTATACCATCAACTAAATTATTTTTGTTTGCATCTACATGATCTACCCAATGTTTATGAATTCTATACTCACGGGTATATTCGTGCCAGATTACGGTTCTATGAGGAGAAAACAGATCATAACCATGCGTGAAACTACGCATGGCTATAGAAATTTCTTCACCGTGAAAATAATAATTCGGATCATGCGGAACTTCTCGCACCATATCTCCAATAGAAAATGCAAAATGAGCCGAGAAAAATCTACAAGGTATAGCAGAAGTTAACTCATGAAAGCCTTTTCCATTTCCCGCCCAAAAATTACTACCATCAATGTAATGTGGTTTAAAAAACACACAGCCTTCGGGGGTAAACCGATCAAACTCCAAATACAAAGCATGATCCTTTTCCAACAAATTATCATGCTGTCTGCCTCGATGTTTTTCAGGATTAAAAGGAGTTGCATAAGCGGTAAGTATTGGTTTCTTGTGGCCTTTAGCCTGTAAATCTTTTATCCAACCAATTAAGGTTTCGTCCCAATCTTGAGCAAAGCGATGATGAGAGTCTAATTGTAGAGTATACTCTTCTCCATCATACAACTGTTCTTGAATAGAGTTGCGGGCCCAACAGGCTCCTTTGCTGTTATTCCACCGCACATCAATAATCTTGAATCTCGGATCATTTTTAAATTCCAACAGTTCAGAATCCCACGAATCAGTAACTTCATGCTGCCAGCATATTCCAAAACGCAGACGATCAGGATACTTAGCCTTGTCTAAACAATCCTTAATGGTAGGAACTAGTTCAGGATCACGATACGCAGCAATCTGTATGAAAATACGATCATTATTTGGCATTATATACTCTCTCTTTCTGTTTCAAATAAGCACTCAATAGAACCATATAGTTGATTACATCAATACAAGTATCCATGAAACTCTCATTGGAAACATGAAGTTTGCCAGACTCTACGAATGAACTGAGTCTGCTCATCTTATCAGTAAGACGAACCAAGAACCCCTGCTCGGTGGAGCAGATGCCCATTGATTCTACTCTTGTAAAATTTGCGAAAGGTTCTTGTCCGTCATTGCCTGCGTAGTCTCTATTCTTCGCATCCATGAGGGTGCGACCAGACTCACAAATTTCTTTGTGCCATGCCAAAAGTTCATCACGAGTCATAATGTATTACTCTCCTGTTGATCCGAATCCACCTGTACGATTTGTAGTTTGTTCTGGTCTATTATATATTTGTTGAATTGGAAATTGCACATTTTTTATTATTTCACCCTGACAAATTCTTTCGCCATGTTTCACAACAACAGAAGTATTGGATATGTTTCTAATCAACATAAATAACTCATCAAAATAATCTGCGTCTATAATTCCTTCTCCATTTGGAACAATAAGTCCTCTTTTTAAGGCAACACTTGATCGCATATGAATTCGTAGTGAATAACCACTTGGTATTTTAGCAATCAATCCAGTCGGAATGAGCATGGTGGTAGACGAAGGAATGATGAGTGCAGAGTTTGTAATAGCCGCTGAGTATGCACGGTTTTGCTCGTCCACACTCTTGATGGAGCAAAACTTTCCTTCGTTGTCCATCAAAAAGGCAGCGAGATCAAAACACGCCGAGTCTGCCGTAGCATACGATGGTATAGTGGCGTTGGGATAAAGTTTATGAAAGTGGAGCATTTGTAGCATCTATTGGATGTTCAAAAAATGCTCAATGTGGGTTTGTGGCATTACTAATCCCCTTAAAGTTGTTTACTAGTTTCATTGCTCTCTTAACATGAAACTTACCATGAAATCCAAACGAGTTGTCTATGGTTGGATATTTACGGCAGACGGATTCTCTCGAAAACCTCGCTGCGGTATCTTCGTCAGGAAACTTTATTCCTGCGTTGATGGCCTTCGCGTAATTATGTACACATAGAAAGATGTCATCGTATTTATATGTTTCGTGGGGTTTGTTGTGTGGTGTACCATCATAATCATCAAAGGTGGTTGACCATTTCAAAAACTTTCTGCTTCTAAGACAGAATCCGCTATTTCCTACATTGTTTGGAGAAGTTTTCGGTAACCACCATTGAGTCCCGTGAAACCACGGTGCGCCCACATAATCGTAATCAAGAAACCCATCTTCCCAAAGGTCTGGTTTGAGAATGAACCCGTCTGTATGGACATTTAGGCAATAATCGGATTGTATGATATTTGGAAGATCGCGCACACTCCACCTATTGTATCCATTATATGTCATCTTCGGAACTCCCATGCGGGTAATCCCATCATACGATGCATTTACACCACCACCTGAAACATGAAGAACCGAATGAAACTCTATATCCTTCATACACCATCGAAGAACTCTGTCCATTAACTCAGATTCGGTTCCTGTTCCATCTATTCCCACAAGAGTAACTTGGTGTAATTTTCGTTTCATACTGTACTCTCAAATGGAATGGGAAGAACAATGTTTGGGACTAAAGGGCCTTCTGTTAACTTCTGCCATTTGTTGGCACTTTGTCTAGCATCCGACTGAACAAAACTAGGATACTTACCAGCAATCACATTAAACTTAAATTGAGCAGCGGCCAACCCCATATCAAGCATCATGTTTTTTGCGATCACATACTTGGGCATCAGATCTATGGCATATTGTCTGTATCTCTCCGAAACATATAGAACAGCGTGAGCAGATAACATACCACAAATCCTATACCATCCATTTTTCAAATCCACAACAAGTTGTTTTTGGTTGGCCTTTGAGATACCCAAGTAAACAGCATCAGTATCATCGGGAATGTCTATAACCGAGGTATAGTGTTGTGTTACTAAAGCATCATCTTCAAGCACCAATACTGCACCAGATTCAACAGATGTTAGTGCATCGTAGTGTGCTTGGCTACATCCTAAAAAGTGCTTACCTACCATCTTAAGATGGTCTGCTGATAGATTATTTGGTGGTTGGATTGCTTTTCCAACAATCCGTTGATGATTAGTAATCCCCAAGCGATCAAATTGCTCGATCATTTCTTTGGCATTAAGAGTGGCTTGATCTAGATTGATCCACCTAGTTGGTACATTACGAAGGTCAATTTTCATGTTATTCTTTTAGAACTTTTTGCCGATGTGATACTTGGGAATCAATTCCCAATCCGTTTTTTCTTTGTATGGAATAATCTTAATTTGAGCAAGACCTGATGCAATATTTACAGTTTGATTTGGATTAACAACTTTTAATAGTCCCCATTCATCTAATAAGGTAGCAATAGTATTGCGCCTGATAATATCTTCTTCAGTCAATGTAAACCGAAGGCCATCAAGCGCAAACAGTTCCTTGAAATGAACGATATAGTATTTGCCTCGTTTATGAAGAATATGGCAAGACTGATACAGTTTCTTTTCGGTCTTGGAAGAAATACCAATACGGGTCAGGGTTTCTTTTACTTTTAAGAAATCGTCTGGTTTTGCGAGTGTAATTTCTATTAAATCTTCAACAGTAATTTTCGATTGATTTTCCATACATATGCACTCCATGCTAATGAGTATGCCTCATGTTTCTGATATGTAGGAGACTAACAATTTAGGTGCCACCCTTATTGGTTGATCGTACAATGTCAGCAACCTGTTTAGGGGTAAGAACCCGCATGATTTCTTTTGCTTTGGCAGCAGAGCAATCGTATCTTTCTTTGATAGATGCCAAATTTTCTGCTTCTTCTGCTTTGAACCATTTGCTGAACCGCTTCCTAGCACGGATACTATGTCGTAGAAAGTCAAACTGCATTCTCTTACGCAAAGATCCGTGTCGATTCATATCATTTGCTTGCATAATAGTATCAGGAAAGTAAGAGAGTCCTCGGTTTATCAAGAAAGGGATATACCCCCTCTCATCATACTCTTCGTCGCAGAGAGGATTCTTATTAACATTAATGGCATTTAGATAGTCTGCGAGTTTAAGTGTCATTTTTTCAAAATGTTGTACAGTTCTTCGTTGAGTTCTATGCTGAAGCGTGATTGAATTTCTGTGTCCTTTTGTACCACCAGAGCAATATGATCTTGATGCACTAGGTCTAGATCACCGTAATGATTTTCTCTATTGGTTGCTAATTCCCAATATACATCATCTCCCACTTGGATATCCTCGGTGACACCATTTCCAACAGCAACAACACTGGCAAACACATAATGTCCTTTGGTCGTGTTGTCATTGTAGATGATTCCACTATCGGTTCTTTTCTCTTTGCCTAGATCGGTTCGCACCGCAATCCATTTACCAATCGGTCTTATACTCATTTAAACTCACACTCCATCATAATCTCTGTGAGACAAGCAGCCATGTTAATTTCTGCATCAGCCACAAACGCTGCTTTATATTGATACTCGGCTAGAATTAGAATCAGTTTCGGTATACTCGATGAAGCGAAGCACTCATACATGGACTCATAAATCTTACGAAACAACGATGCAGAATCGGCATCAGAATTCTCTACAACCCACTTGCGAACAGAAATAAAGTCTTTGCCTTTCAAAGCAGAGATGAGTTCTTTGATCTTAATTTCGCCAAGTTGAATCAGAATTCCCACATCAATTTTGCCAGACACCGAATATCGCTGCAATTCATTCAAAATGCGGCGAAAATCAGGAAAATACTTCATTATGAGTTCAACAAGCACCTTTTCATCATATGCAATACCTTCCGCATCTAATATGCCCTTGACTCGTTTAAGCATCTGTTTGGCAAGTGCAGGTCTTTCTTTGACAGGAATTTGAAAATTAATGCAAGTACACCGCGAGTGTAGAGGTTCGATAATTCTGTTCTTGAAATTACAAGTCAAAATGAACCGGCAGTTTGCACTGAATTCTTCCATGAATCCACGCAAAGCAGGCTGTGTGCTTTGAGCATTTGAATAATCAAATTCGTCAAGAATTACAACTTTCTTGTTGCCCGACATGGATACAGTACTAGCAAAATTTCTGATGCGAGTACGAAGCGTATCAATATTTCCGTCTTCTGAACAGTTTACAATAATGTAATCGCTGTCAACTTCGGCGCATAAAGCGCGAGCAATCGTGGTCTTACCGCATCCTGCACCACCAGATAACAGCAAATTCTGCACTTCGGCTGACTGCGCCATATCGGTGAAAGTCTTTTTCATTGCAGACGGAAGAATGCAGTCTGCGATCACCTTCGGGCGATACTTCTCCACCCAAAGGTAATCTGTTATTATTGCAGACATTTTTTACTCCTTATAGGCAGTGTTTGAAGTTGCCTCAAGAGCAACAAAATAAATTAAATCCTTACTACAATGTGAGAATTTAGCAACAATACTTTTACTGATATCAACTGTATAATCGCCAGGCATAAGTTTAAGATTATCTACCTTCATATGAATATCAAACTTAGTTTTAGCCTTGTTTTCTCCAACAACTATAGAATATGTGTTAGAACCCTTATCTGTCTTATCAAGCAATACCACCTCAATTTTGTCTTTTGTTCCACGCACAGAAATATCACCAACTTGTAATACAGAACTCGCTCTCATGATCTCGGCAACATTGTCTGCGGTCAACTTGAACGATACAAGAATATCCGGCATAGTAATGCTCTTTTTGGGAGCAGTAAGTAGGCTTGGTTCACAATAGTAGTAGGTTACACTTGGTGCATTTTTGCGAGAAGCATCTGATATCAATACAGACTTCTCTCCAAATGTCAGCATGGGTTCTTTGAACAGAGAAATTACACCAAGAAATTTGTTCAAGTCCCAAATACCAAATTGAATGTCAAAAGTTTCTTCTACAGTTGCTTGAGCCATAACATTCTTTACAGTGGTAATTGTAGAGAGAGTATTGCCTGGACAAATAAGAATATTTGAATTTAAAGAGGCGAAATTCTTGAGAACAGCAAGAGTTTCTTGTGAAAGTTTCATACCAGTTTCGTTTTCAATAGCAGTAGTCATTTTATCTCCATTTTATAATAGTTGTCAAAACTCACCGAATCATACAATTATTTAGATTTATTGCAACCACATCCTTTAGATTTTTGTTGAATTGGTTGTTGCATCTGTTTTGGTAGTGGAGGCGGAAAAGTGGCCATGGGAGAAGTATTAATTGTTACTTTAGGCGCATTTTCAGGATTATATTTCGATTTATTCCACGGGGGGGTGGAATTTACAAGAGTTGGTTTATTTATTTTTCTCATCTGTTTGTTTGATTGTAAGATCAACCGATCTTTCAATTTGTTCCTTTCTAGTAAAATCGTATTTCATTTTACGGGCAACAGTTTCTTTTATAGCAGGTGTATAATTGGTAAACCCTGGCATATTAAGAGGACAAACCACAGTAGGAAAATCTAGTTTTGTATAATCTTCAGGAGTTTTACTATTCAACCAAGTGGCTGGTCTGTCTCCACACCCACATTCACCACAATAGTATCTTCCCTCTTCCTTACTGATTCGTCTAAACGAGCATGGTGCAATTCCTAAAGATTCATCTCCGTGACAAGAAATACTGCGAATACGCTTGGTATTAGAATCGCATCTTTTATCTTGCGTTATCCCCCGTGAAGCATAAGAGTTAACTATACTTTTAACTTTATTTAATATTGATGGGGGATGTAATGGACTATCCGATTCACCTGTAATATGGCCTTCTTCAGAAGATGGTACTATATTTTCTGAATTTATTGATAAATTAGGAGTAGTAATAGGTTTTCCATTATTCGGTGTCGAAGAAGATGTATGAGTAATATTTCCTTTACTCCAATTTCCCTTAGCAATTATTCTTTTACTCGGTTCTCCCATTTGGATAATCCTTAAAAAAATCATTATCAATCAAATCACGGTCATTAATAATTTCTCGCATTATTTTTTTTTGAAAATAACGATTTCCTCTTTTTTCTTTTTTCTTCATACTTCTATCTTTACGAAATTTTTCATATGAATCATCATCATAATCATCCCATTTTTTATTCATTTTAAAACTCCGAAACAACTTCTAATAAATTTTTCATTTTATGATCTATAAGATAAGAAAGAATATTTCCATTACGAGATGAATCAGACTCCTTATAACTTTTTAAGATACTATTCTCTAACTCTATTGGTATATATCTAAAATCTACAAGGCAACGATTACGATCCCAATTTCTTTTCACTTTGTTCGGACAAGTTGCTTTGGTGTCCACCTGATTACCCATCACAAGAATCTGCTCTTTGATAGCAGCAGACTTCTTACTCGTTAAGGGGGTCTGGCGCTTTCCATCTGTAATCAAACAATCATCATCAGACAATATATTAGGAATACCATCCCCCGAGTCACCGCTCATGATATGATTCAATAAGAACTCTGTTGGGTTCTTACACACCACAAATCCTTTTGTTGCAGGACTCCATTGCCGAACATTTGGATAAATTTGTAACTGTTGAAAATCTTTGTCGCTAGACACAATAACAATTTGCTCCTTATTAGAATAATATTTAGTCAAAGTAGCGATAACATCATCTGCCTCTGCTCCCTTCACTTGCAAATGCCGATACGGAAACACACCACGAATTTCTTCGCGGATTCCATCAATCATACCATAAATTGCCTTCCAATCAACATCCGAAGAGGCCTTTGCTTTGACCCTGTTCTGCTTGTATTGAGGAAATACAGCATTACGCCAGCATTTACCACCCTCATGGCACAGTATAATCTCTCCAGCATCTCTAAACTTTTGTCTGTATGTACGATAAATATTTAGAACTGTATGTCGTAGCAAATCTTCTGAAAATTGAGTTGCATCGCCTTTTGTAAGAGCGAACAGGCTTCCCAATATTACTTGGTTATTATCAATTAGAATCATTAGTAGGATCCAACAAGAACACAGTTCTCATTAATTCTTCCACTCATTTTTAATGGTTTAGTTTTGATGAAATTCAAAACATTTTGCACAGAACGAATTCCTGTTAATTTACTCAACACATCTTTAGGTTTACGAAGTTTCTTGGATAAAGATTTGACTTCATCATAATTAACAATGGTGGTTCCTTTTACACCTAGTCCACGGGGATCCTTTGCAAAGAATACAGTTAGTGTACGATACTTTTCATTAAGGACAATCACCACTTCACTGCCAATAATTTTCTCTGGTGATATGCTTTTAATCCCATACTCTTTTGACTCCGGCAAATACTTCATCTTTTTAATAATTTGACTAGGACTTTTTTGCTTCTTCTTACGAGGAGTTCTATCACATTTCTTTTCATCTGCAAATGCACGGAAAATATTGACAGTTTCTGAAAGCATCTGTATAAGTTTCTTTAGACGAGGTTTAGTTAAAAAGGAATATCCCTCCACCAGTTGCTCATCTTTGCCATCATATGCAGATACCATCTCTTGCAGATAATTAGTTTCGATATATCCTGCAATTTTACCGCAATGCAATGGTTTAATTTTATGGGTGATCGCCCACCCCTTTGGGTCAAAATTCATATTACATTTGTTTGTATAAGCATCTATAATAGAATCTACCAACACATCAACATCACCCAAATATTCACGATATTTTTGCTCTGTACGCTCTTTTATAGAAGGCAAATCAGATTTCTGGCGTTTAGAAAGAATAACAGCACCTGTGTTTTTCAGGGAATTTATATCTGTTGTAATTTTTTGTTTGGTTTGCTCGGTTAAAGGTGCGCCTCGTGAAAGCATTCTACACAAATAACCAATACTAGAATAACTCTTGATACCATTTTGGGCAACACATTTAATATCTTCAGCATTCATCTTGATGTACTTACAGTAATCCAAAACCCATCGCTTTTTTTCTCGGTTGGATCCTTTGTTCCAATACCAATTAAAAGCCTTCTGGAGTGCAAAGTCTACCTCATTTTCTGTGGCGTAAGACTCTGCACCCCAAACAGGCTCATTACCGTATGCCTTTTCAAGCGTTTTCGTATAAGTTTTCATTGAATTAAATTATACGATGAATACTATAATAGTCAAGTTAATTTACAAGTTTAGGTTTAAATGTTTCCGACTTGATAGGTGTAGTAGTAGAAGAAGAATTTACAACATTAACAAGGCTACGAGAAAGGGCAAGAACACCCAAATACGGATCCATATTGGCAGATGGACGACGATCTTCAATATAAATCAAGTGAGATGTATCATCTGATACGGTTGTCGTAGGGAATTTCCCACACCACCCCGTAGTCACAGGGATAGTAGTAACGCACAAAGATGCGCTACGATCACCAAATCCCCAAGTAAATTTGTTAAAATCACTCGTTCCTTGAGTTTTTCCGACCAAACGAGTCTCGTTTCCACTACCATATGATGCCATATGCTCACTATGATCTTTTCCAATTGTTTCACAAATATGTCTAGCATTATCTGCAAGTATCTGGCGATCATTCATGTAAATACGAATATTACAGGCGTTTCCATTCCATTCCGTGCCAGGAAAACTTTTTGGCTGGTAACTAATAACACATCTAGGCTTTTCTGAAGATTCTGCTGCTATTTCCAGCAGGTATCTTGTCAAGACTAATGTATCACAGGCAGTTAGAATATCAGTTTCTTTTGTGGAGTAAGACCATTGAGAAAGACAAATTCCTGCGGTTTGAGAAGTTAATTCAATTCCTGTTTCAAGACATATATTGGTAAACCGATCAAATATTTCTCTTCCCCGCTGAAAATCGCCAGATCCACCATAATATCTTCCTTGAGGTCCTGGAAATATTACTTGAGTTTCACCCTTATCATCTTTTCCAGTTGGCCAACGATAAGGCTGTCGAGTATCTGGATCTATAAACAATATTTCTTGTTCAAATCCAATATGTACATTACTCATATCATTTTTACTGATAAACTTGTGAAGACTTGCTCGGGAATTGGTAGCGTGTGGAGTTCCATCTGCGGTTTGCACTTCACACAACACAATACCACGATTATTAGAAGGACCTAGAATGCGAACAGGAACCAAGAAAAGATCTGCATTATCTACCGATGCTTGTTTGCAAGCAGAACCATCAAATCTTTGTATCTTTGGTGTTTCTCCTACAGAAAAATATCTTGCACTGCGAATTGTTCCGTCTCCAGCCAACCAAACATAATTCCAATGAGTTAAATTTGTTTTTGTTTCACCTACATGAGTTGGTGGTTTTTCGGAATTAGATGGATCATTACAGCACTTCATCTTTTTTCTACCACTAGTGTCTACGGGTTCATTCTTTTCATTCTTTGACATTCTAAATCTCCTTAATGGGGTTTATAAAACACATACACTGGTTCATACTTCATGTAATCACCTTTCACTTTACAAAAATTCTTACACATGGGTAATCCTGTCTCTTCATCAAGACGATTCTGCCCAGGCATAGATTCCATAGCCATCTTCACTTTATATTTATACACAAGTCCAAATTCTTCAAGAATTTTCTGTGAATCTTTTTCTAGAGGAATATAATCTCCTCCAATCTGAATATCGGCAATGTTCCACAGCAAGTAACGATCAGGCTTCAAGAACTCTGCACAAGTCTTTAGCGTTGGGCGAAGAAATCCATCGCGCCAATTTTTATAAGAAGAACCGTATTTCTTGTATGATTGATTCTTGTCTTTTGAATAGGCTTCACGGTTAAAATAAGGAGGACTAGTAAAGATCATGTCAATCTTACCTTTATACTTCTTGAAATTCGGATCTTTGCCTATTTCTTCAGAGCCTAATCTGTAGATTTCATAAGTATTGGTTTCGCTGAAGAATGGATTGCCTCGATAAGTCTTTGTGTTGTAGAAGTCTGCAACATCAGCATAGCGAGGACGCTCCTCTCCTGTTTCTTCATCAATATAATACAGTTCAGGATTTGGATCAGTTCCAATGTAATGAATCTTACGATCATCGCGCACACTCATGGCGCCTAGAATACGACCACCCCATCCTGATGACGGATCGTAAATCACAAGCGGAGTCTTTTGATCTTTAACATGATCGGTAAATCGTTCGTACAAATACTTGGCAGTCATGGGCGGGAAATTGTGTGCCACCTGAATGTATCCGATACGGAAAGCAGCAAACCCTTTTGGAAAAACTCGCTCGCCCTTCTTGTAGATGCGAATGGTGTATACCCGATCATCAGGCATAGCACTCACATCAAAAGTAGAGAAATGCCGATACTGCAATACTCCCCCATCCTTCAGTTGTTGTACTTGCTCTCGCGTAAGATTCAAAATGTCAGACTGATTCAGTTGGAAATATCCTGTATTGTTTCCTTCACGAACCTTCACCTGTTCAAGCATGAAGTCGTAGCCTTTGAAGATTTCTTTGTTGGTTTGGAACGCATTGATCCAAGACAAAGCATCAGGCACAGACACAAGAGCAGGCTTTGGATTGTTACGCAAGCACGACAAGGCGTGCATATAGAGTGAGTCTCTACGGAAGTGCCGCATTGATCCCTTCACCATACGATCTAAAAACCTATCTTCAGCAAACAATTCATAGATGGAGTATCCATCGTCCTTTTCGCTGTAGTTGATGCGAGTCTTCATCATGGTCGGGAACCATTGATCCACTTCAGAACCAAGTCTTGCCTTGTTCAATATCACATCTTTACCAATATCTTCTAGTTCATCATCAAATTCCAACGACTTCACAGGATACTCAGCCATCTTGTTCCACTCTTCGATAATGTCTTCTTCAATCTTTCCGATGCGCGGAGGACACCCCTTGTTGTCCCAAATATCGACAACGGTTTTACGCATATTAATAACCCACTTGCGGAACTTGCCTTCGTCCATCTCTAGCAGTTCTTCAAAAGTCACATTAACTGGATGGGTAAGAAGGTGAGTGTTCTTCTCAAAAAAAGTTTTGTGTGCTTGTAGAGTTTCCATTTTTATTTCACTTGTAGTTTTTTATTAATATATTCTTTATACGAATGTTTCATTTCTATTGTCTGTAATTCTGGTGGTAAAAATTTAAAAGCATTCGTATTGCATTTTTACTCCTTTACTGTGAAATAATATTAAATCACTTCAAGTTGTAGAATTCATTATGCAATAAACCTCAGTTTTACTTAGTCTGCGTCCAACCACCCAAAAGCAAGTGCGCTTGTTCATATCAAGATTCTCACGCATCCACTTGTGGGCCTTTGCTTCATACAGATCGTCAAGAAGTGTACCATCTGCTGTCTTTTCTGCAAGAGGTTTTCCATACACAGTATTTAGACAATGTAATTCGTAGTCTGGCAGAGGATATCCCGCCATCGGGTTCACCCACTTGTTAATGTTTTCCGTGCGCTTCGGTCCAACACACAATCCGATCACTTTGCCTACACTTATTGAGTACCGATATATGCCTCTTATAATGGCAGCAAAGTGAACTCCACTACCCACAGGCACCACAAGTTGATCCAAATTAGTTGGTAGGTTACCTACCTGATGCTCAATGCTATCAAGAATTGCGTCTTCTCTGTTTTCGATATTATGGGTAAAGACTGCATCGTATAGTTTTTCGGCTTCGGCAATCTCGCGCATTCGAGCAAGCACAGGCCCGTGCATTCCTGTTCCACAAACATTACGAACATCTGCTCCCAACCATTTTGCATATCGCATCATATGATGATTATCAATAGTTTCTGGCGAACTTCCACCAACACAAATCACACAAGGGATTTGTAAATCTTTGCACACTCGGGCAACAATCGCTCCCGTTGTGGAATGCACCTGCGTATGAGTTATCACTCCATTGAAATGTTTTTTTAAACCATCTCTCATGGAATAAAGAAGAGTAAAAGCCTGTCTTACTTTGCCCCCGCTCACATCTCCAATACCATACGGAGTGTACATATCATCTCGCTTGTACCACACTCCATCAATGAGTTGGACAGGTGTTCTGTTTAGAACATGAGCAGGAAACTCTTTAAAAACTCCATGCTCTTGTTGCATATCAACTTCGATGTTCATAATGGTAGAGTTGTTTTGGAATGATTAAAGGTCGGATCGTAGAACTTCTCTTCTAATTCACACCCCCACCATCTGCGTCCAATAGTTTTGGCGGCAAGCAGAACAGGCGCTACTCCAGCAAAAGGATCAACAACCAAATCGCCTGGTTTGGTGAGATTCTCAATCACATACTTGCAGAAGTCTTGTGACCATACAGATTGATTCAGCACTTTCTCTTGCTGATCCACATAGATGTCGCGTAACCAATCTCCCTTGCGATGAATCACTCCTTTTTTTGTGTACACAAGCATATGCTGAAAAGTAAAATAGTACATATCCCGTTTACCAACTTCATTTCTCACAACTATTTTATAGTCTTTTAGAGATAGTCCTTCTTTTTCTAAACATTTTGAATACCACATATGATTTGACATGATAAAACCATTTACCCGTCGATCTGTTTGACACACCACAACAAATCCAGTAGGCTTTACAATGCGAGCAAACTCTTGCATAATCTTTTGCTGAAACTGCCTATACGAATCGGTTTCATCCCTACCAAACGGAGTCTGAGACAGATCGGGGCAGGAAGTAAATACCAAGTCTACAGTCTCGGAAGGAATAATAGGCAGATAGTCGAAGGCATCTCCCAACACATACGAATTCTCTTTGAAGTTTGTCATGGTGCAATCCTACTGAAGTTGTTCTTCTTCTCGAACGACATGGTGTGTTCAAACTTGTCTACCAACTGATCTGCCTTGTGAGAAATCACAAACACATTCGAGTTGGCTCCAAAGGAATGAAGAATTTTCATAAACTCTTCGGTTCCTGCGGTGTCTAGCGATGAATCAAATACTTCATCCAAGATGAGCAGATTGGTATTTGCGCTGTTCTTGATTCGTGCAATCTCACGCCATGCAAGCAGCAAAGCCAAATCAATACGCATCTTTTCACCCTCGCTAAAACTCATGTACGAGAAAGCATCACGGTGTCTGCTCTTGATAGTTTCGTTGAATTCTTCATCAAGGGTAAAGTTTGCAAAAAAGTCCATCGTGTTCAGATACTTGTTGATGGTCTTGTTGATAATTGGCAGATAGTAGCGAATGATCTTTGCCTTGATGCCGCTATCTTTCAGCAGAGTTGCCGCTACGCTGTAGTAGTGCATCTCTTCCACCAGGCTATTTTTGGAAGACTCGTTCTTGTTCAAGTCTCCCTCGAAATCCACCAATCGCTTCTGATGATCTGTGTCCTCGGTTTCCTTGCTCTGAATCACCTTGTTCTCTTTGCTGAGTTTGCTGATGTACGAGTTGCACGCCGTAATGGTGCTGTTCGCCTCCATTATCTGCGTGTTCATAGATTCCAGTTCAGCAGATACTTCTTCATACTCTTCAATCTGAGTTCGCTTGGTTTCAATCTCGGTAACAATGTCATCGACTGCTTCATTCAGTTCGCCCTGCTTGCTCTTCTTTTTGCATAGCAATCCGTGAATAGGCTGACTAGCCTTGTCGATGGACTGATGACAAGTGGGGCATACCTCGTTGTTGTTAAAGAACGACAACTCATCGCCTACTTTTTTGCGATTGGATTCCAGTTGCTTCTGCAAGGTTTCCAGTTTGCTAATCTGCTTTAATAGAGAAACTTTGCCTTGCAGTTTGAATTTTATCAGTTGAATCTGCTCATTTAGAGTTGCAAGTTCTACCTGCTTCTCTTCGATCAGAGATTCAGAGCGGGTGATCTCTTTCAGATTTCCTTGCACTTGTTCATCAGTCTTGCTTTTTAGCCCTGCGATCAAGTCTTTTTGAGCGCGGATAGATTCGCGCAAAATGTCAATCTTTCGTTCATTGTCTGCAATCTCTTCCTTCAGAGTAGACATCTTTGCCTTGAGAATGGTGTTCATGGTAGAGAACACATTGATATCAAGGATATCTTCAATCACTGCGCGGCGATCTGCGGCGGACAACTGCATGAATGGAACAAACGAAGAACTACCAAGAATCACCACCTGAGTGAATGACTTGTAGTTCATCTTCAGAACCTGCTCTTCAAGCATCTTCTGATAGTCTTTGGTAGTGGCGTGCTGATCCAACACAGTACCATTTTTCCACACCTCAAAGCGATTCGGCTTGATTCCACGAACCACCTTGTAAGAATCGTTGGCAAGGGTGAACTCCACCTCTACCAAGCAATCTTTCTCATTGATGCTATTCACCAACTGCGGAAGATTGATCTTTCTGAACGGCTTTCCGAACAATCCAAAAGTGATGGAATCTAGCAGAGCAAATGACTTACCATGCCCATTGCTGCCTGAAACTAGCACCATCTTGGCTTTGTTCATTTGAATCTCGGTGAAGTTGTTTCCGAACGATCCAAAGTTCTTGAACCGAACCTTCGTGAAGTTAATCATAGAGATAGACTCTCCATGTATAGATCGCGCACAATACGCTTCAGCATGGACTTGTCATGTACTTCTTCCATGCCATCAATCTCTTTGTTGATTAGGCCAAGCGTGTCTAGTGCCATGTCTGCTGCGGGTTCGCCTGTACTGGTATCAGTATTTTGTTCCACAATGGTTACGCCTATGACGGGCGCGCCGTAAATACCATCCAAGAACTTGTCGAACACATATGGTTTGGTCTTTACATCCACAAACACCTTTACAAAGGTATTTGCGTACCGCGAAAAGTCTGCGTTCTCTAGCAGTTTAGTATAGTCATGCCGTGAATCATCGTAATGAATGGCATGAAACATCCTGTTAGGATTCTCAATAAACTCTAATTGCCGAGTTTCTGTATCAAGCACATGGAATCCCTTGCGGTCTTCCAAGTCACCGAAAGTAATCTGATATTGTGTACCCAAGTATTGCACATTTCCACCACCATGTTTGTGATGGAAATGCCCAGACAGAACCATCTCGTAGCGGGCAAGCATACTAGCAGGCATACCACCTTCAAACTTTATACCTCGCATAACCTGATAACCTTCGAGTTCAAAGTGTCCACAAATAACAGGACATTTACTCTTCTTAATGAAGCGCATAAATTCTTCATAGTTATTCTTGTTAATCCAAGGCACCATTGCCAATCGTAAAGAACCAAATTGCAATTCAATCGGCTCTTCGTAAATGTTGAAATTGGTGTAGCGTTCTCCAAACAGTTCCTTTGGAGAGTTCACTAGGTTGGTGTTCTTGTAGTACACATCGTGGTTGCCGAGAATGCAATGCACGGTCATACCGCGCTGCAACAACGGTTCCATGAATCGCGTTCGCACTTGATTTAATGTTTGGAAGTTCACAAACTTGCGGCGATCCAACAGATCACCCAAGTGCAACACGGTGTTGATACCATGCTTGTCGCAGTAAGGAAAGAACACATCATCAAAGAACTTGAAGAAATATTCACCAAATACTGGCGAATCAGATCTGGCGCCAAAATGCGTATCATTAATAATGGCTAGTTTCATCGTAAACTCGTAAACTGCTCATGTACAAGTATATACTATAATTACAGTTCGTCAAGCCGATTGTGGTTTGCCTTCTTATTTTTTTTGCCTTTTCTTTTATTTTTGGCATTTTCTGACTTAGAAAACTTGGCTAAATCATTCTTGGTCAGATGAAAGAAATCGGCAACAGGATCATCTGCCATTCCGTCTGAAGCATTTAATAAATTACGGCGAACTTTACCTGTTTTATCTGCCGCTTCTAGCATTTTATATCTGATATACATTTGTTTTTTTTCTTTGGCTATTCTACGTAAAAAGGCAAAATAAATAATCTGTGTAAAGTATGAGAATGGATTCTTGGACTTATTTGGATCGAAATTGCTGGCATACATCAAACAATTTTCAATGGCATCACCAATCATCTCTTCTCGATAAGGATAGTTAATAAAGTTCGGTCGATAAGAAAGATGATTGGCAATATCTAAAAAGCATTTTCCGATATAATCGGTTACAGGGGGAATCTTTCGTTCCGCTGCTAGTTCTTTGTCAACAAATGCTTTCCACTTCACAATTTCTGCATAAAATATTTTATTATCAATGTAATGCCCGGACTTGGTTTCTTCTTCAATCTCTTGATCTATATCTTTCGAGTCGATGTCCAATTCTTCTTCGTTTTCTTTATCTATTTCGGTTTTATTTTTTTGCTTCTTCATATATCTCCATTTTAATAACAACTATAACACGAATTATCAATAATACTAGTCTATAAAACTTTTATTTTTTTTCGAGGCATTGACTGCACTGCTTATACATAAAGTGAAGGTTTCACGGTCCTTAATATATTAAATATAGTCACGAGGATCAGGCGACCAATCATTTGGTCTATTCCCAAATCCTTCATTAGGACCACCGTTATTCTCTTCTGGAGAAAGTTTTTCATGTTCTGAATTGTTCTGACTATGTTCACTATTGGTACTATCATCTTTTATCATATCAGGAGTAATTTCACCTTTCTTAATTTGATCTAATAGTTTCTCCATAAAAGAAAATCCTTCCTCTAATTCATTTTGTTCAATTGGATTTGATCTAAAGATACCTCCATTTTTCAATACCATGAGATAATGTGCAATTGCCTTATCACATGGAATCATGCAATCTAAAATATATGTTTTGGGTAAAGATATCACGCCATCTTTTGTCCAGTTTGTCCACTTCTTCATTAGAAGGCGTTCATCCCGAGGTATACCGTTCTGATCAATCAAAGTAAGTGTTTCAATGGTAAATACATTTTCAAGCACCATACGGGTTTTGGTTACTCCTCGTACAGTTCCAATAATATCATCTCCAGTTTTTAATTTAATTATGGTTGGATCGCTATATTCCATTGCGTCTCCTATAGTTTAATGGTGACCATGTTGTAGTCGAATTTTTCATTTGCATACATTTTTATACGCTCCAAAAAATGATTCAGGGTAAAATTAATTTTAGATTTCCATCGCAAATCATCTGCAATATCATATAATTTGGCTTTTTCTTTATATTCTGATTTACGAAGTTGACGCCCAATACTCTGAAGCACCCGAATTCTGCTTTTAGATGGAGATGCAAACACTATGTTATGTAGTCTACGAATAGATACTCCAGTACTAAAAGTTCCGTAAGACGCTACAATTATTGCATTATCTTTGGTTTCTGCTAAATTACGGATATACTCGCGCTGTTCCATATCTGTTCCACCAAACACAAAAAACACTTCTTTCCCAAGCGGTTTGCTTTGTGCAAGAATCATGTCATGTAGAGACTTCCCATGTTTCTCCACATATTGAAACAACACTAGGGTATTACCTTTGGTTTTGCAAGCCAAATCGGTGATAAACTTGTTACGATTGGAATGCGAAATCAAAAAGTCAATTTCTTCTTGATAACGCATTCTTTTCATTGCTTTGCAATCTTCATCTGAATATTTCAAAGTTATACAGTCGATGGTAAAATCGCTTAGTAGTTTTTGCTTGATGAGTTCTGTAGTACTTGTAACTTTATGAACAGCACCAAATAATCCTTCAATAATAAGACGATGTGTTTGAGTTCCGTCAAGTGTTCCTGTTGTTCCTATGCGAAATTCACAATCGATCAAACGAGACATGATTGTTGACAGCGATTTTGCTTTGTACAGATGACACTCATCTCCAAACACCGATCCAAACTGTCGAAACCACTTCACAGGTTGTTTGTAGATGCTCTGCCATGTCGAAATTATCACTCGTTTCTCTGTGATTTTGCTTTGCCCTGCGAAAATCTTGTGGATGTGCTTCTGTGCTTTCCAAGATTTGTCATCAGAAGCGTAGTCAATAAAGTCATTTTCCATCTGCGCTACCAGAGATGTGGTTGGAACAATAATGAGAACATTTCTATTATCTTCTTCTAATCGTCTACGCATCAGCGTATAAATGATGAGACTTTTACCTGACGCAGTGGGAGACAACAATAAACATCGTTCTCGATTCAGCGCATGATATACGGCGTCAATTTGATGTTGGTGCGGATCAATTGGTTTACCAGCAGCAACCAATTTCAAAGTTTTCATATAGTTACAAACATCAT